TGAAGTAGCTAAAGGCAATGACAATTTAGAACACATATATTTAATTGATGAAATTATACATAAAGAAAACATGAGAACTGTTGATTTAGTTAATGCAATAAAAGCAAAAAATTATAGGATAGTAAGGGTATTTGGCGATCCTGCTGGTTATCAAGTCCAAGCCTCTGTGGGTATGGGGGAAGCTGAAATATTTTATCAAATGACAGGATATAGAGTTTATTCTGTTCGTGATAAGGCAAGTAGAAATATTAATTCAGGAATTTCTCATGTAAGAAACTTTATATTATCTGCCAATGGAACAAGGCGATTACACATAAGTGAGAGATGTCAAGGTATAATAGAAGACATAGAATCTTATCGATACCCTGATACAAAAGATGGCAAAGAATTAAAAGAAGCACCATTAAAAGATGGGATAAGTGATCATGGATGTGATTGCTTACGTTATTTTTTTACTAATAAGTTTCCAATTAAAAATTCTAAAATAAGGACTCATAAGCGATGACATACGATCTAAAAGAATATGCCGAAGATTTAATAGAAAATTCTATTAAAAATTTAAAGTTTTATAATTTAAGAGAACGATATAAGCTTATTGATAAGCTATTAGACTACTATCAAGGTGACAATACCTCTCAATATATAAGAGATAAGTTTAAAGCATCTGCATTTAGGGAAGTCCCTATTACTTCTTATAATGTTACTAAAAGAATGATAGATAGAATGTCCAGGATCTATACATTGGGGGCATCAAGAACATTAGATGATAAAAATGAAGAATATGAATCTCTTACTAGGTTTAAAGATTTTAAAATAAAGCATATAGAAAAGATGACTCGGTTAATAGGTACAATTGCTGTGCAGGTATCATGGAAACAGAATGGTAATGGTTTGCAATATTTTGATTATACTCCTTTTTATAAATTTGATGTAATTACCCATCCTGATAACCCTTTAGAGCCTATGGCAATAATATATCCTATGTTATTGCCAGTAGATGATGCCTCTTTAGCCCCTCAAGAATTATACTGTTATTGGGATGCTAATGTTAAGCGAATATATAAAGAAAATATGGCTATTGTGAGTGAAGAACCACATCCATATGGAAGATTGCCTTTTATATTTCTACACAAAGATCATCAGATAGACAATTTCTTTTGCTATCCAGCTTATGATATTATGTCTGTTAACGAAATGGTGAACATATTATTTACAGAAATGAATTTAGGCATGAGATTCCAAATGTTTGGTCAATATGTTGCAACTGGATTATATTCTGATGAAAACATACAACGTGCAGGATCTGATGAAATCATCGTAATGCCTGAAGGTACTGACTTATCTATTCTAGCACCTTCTGTTAATATATCTGAAGCATTAAAACTTGCCAGGGCAATGTTAGAGCTTGTAGCTCAAAACAATCACTTGCAGATAAGCTTCTCTGAAACTAATAAAGATAGGCCTAGTTCAGGGATTGCATTAAAAATTAAAGACCTAGAAAGATTTGAGGATTATCAAGACGATTTAGAGCTTTTTGCCCATTATGAGCGAGAATTATACGATTTGGAACGTACTATTGCCCTAGCTAACGAGTTCACTCTGCCATTCAACTTTGGAGTTGACTTTAATGAACCTGAATATCCAATGAATATTCCTGATGAAATTGCTTGGAATACATGGCTATTGGAAAACAATATGACTACTAGGGCTAAATTATTACAAAAATATAATAAAGACTTAACTGGCATCCAAGCTGATGCTGAAATTATAGCTAATGAGGAGATCAATGGCAGAAGAGAAGAGCAACAAAGACAAGGATCTATATTTGAAAGACTTCGTACTAGAACTGAAAGGGTTGAATGATATAGAGCTAGAGATAGATGATTTACCTACTAATCTAGCACTTGCCGAAACAAAACAATTTTTTCTTAACCAATTCGAAATAGCATTTGCCAAGCATTTGCCGAAATTTAGAAAGGCATTTGCCATAGGTAAAGACTTTGCAAGGAAGGTAAAAGATGTCGATAAAGATAACTCGTAATTTTGATTTAAATAAATTAGCTCGATCTAAATTCCTATCATTGTGGCTTAATGAGTATGGAAGAAAGATTAATCAACGTCTACAATTAGGATTAAATACAGGGATGGACATATTTGATAATAGTTTTAAGCCTGGTAAGGAGTTTACTCGTAAAAGTATACAAGATGGAGATCCTCATAAAAGGCCTTTAGTTCGTTCAGGAAGACTATCTAAATCTATAAGATTGTTACCAGCAACAGAACAAAAGTTATCGTTTACACTTAAAACTAATGTAAAAACTAAAAAAAGATGGAATGTAGTAGTGGATGGGACTAAATCTAGAGGAACAAGAACATCAAAACTAGTAAATTATGGTGCTTTACACAATAATGGGGATGTTACGACATCTGAAAACTCATTAATACCTAATAAAACTGTAAGACAACGTGCCTGGTTTGGTATACCTAAAAGCTTCCTTGTAGGTGGAGAAGAATGGAAGAAGTTATCTAAAAAACTTACTCACTATATTGATATATATAAAAAAACAGCAATGAAAGAATTAAAATAATGGCAGATAATTTAATTGATATTTTTGGGGAAGACTTTGAAAATATACTCCAGGAATTAGATAAGTTAACTTTAGAACAAGAATTATTACTTTTAGGTATTATAGAAAAAGCCACATTACAGGCAGAAGTCCTCGATATACAAATACAACAACAATTAAATACAATGATTAGTAATGGAATGGCTGATGATGCAGCAGAAATGGCTATTAAAGTAGACTTAAAAAAAGGTGGAAGCTTATTTAAATCTCTTAATAACTCAATTAAAGCTGCAATAATAGAAGGAATTAATCAATCTTCTAGACTAGGACAATATGAACAATACGAATTAGAACAAGAACAGTTTACATGGGTAACAGTATCAGGGCATAGAATATGTGAAGATTGCGAATCTAGGGAAGGAGATACAGGAACATTCGAATATCATGCTACTAAAGGACTTCCAGGAGCTGGATGGTCACTATGTAAACAATACTGCTACTGTGTATTAGACCCATCAGGAGAAATATCACAAAACATAACTGTACCCACAGACTCTAAAATTAGGGAGAAGGGGGCTTAATACCTTGCTCTTCTTCCAACTTCTCTAATCTAGCCATCCATATAGCTCTCTCAGTTCTACTAGGTCTTCCAGTTCCTAAAGGTAATAAACCTACTTTCTTAGCTCTACGTTTAATCCTTAATAACTCATTCCTCTTCTTCTTATTAACCTTATACTTAACTTTCTTCTTAGGTTTAACCTTCTTCTCTTCCTTTTTAGGCACATGCACTTTTTTAGGAACATGCACTTCTTGAATTGGAACTTCATGCACTTTTTCAGACACTTCTAACATAGGATCTTGTAATACCTCACCCTCTTCTATATTATTAGCTATCTCTTTATTATTTACATGCTTTAAAAACATTTCACTAGGAGAGATCTCATGCACTTTCTTTTCAGTATATTTACCAGTATGCTTTAAGTATAACTCTATAGCCCTTACATTACCCTGTAAACACTCATTATACAAAGCCTCTACAACATACTGAGCCTTACTACCATGTAACTGCATATACCTCTGATAACAAGCATCCATAAATTCAGGCATCTTTACCCATTGCCTAATAGTTGAATACGATATTCCTGTCATCTCTGATATTTTCTTCCAGGATAAGTTCAAATCCTGGGCATGTATCTCTATTACAGGTAACCACTTATGTTTTCTTACATCATTAATTAATTCATTTTTCATGCACTTAATTTAAAAATAAATTTCTTTTATAAAAGTGCATTCTTTTATTTAAGTGCATGTTTTTTAAGTTTATGCCTGTATGCACTTATACTTTGAAAATTCTCTTTTGGTGATCTCCGAAAGAGGGTTTCCAGTTCCCCCCATGTAGTCATAAAAATTTGCTTAAATTAGGCTAAAAAAATTGATAAAAATATATGTTAATTTTGACAGTTTTTTGTGTAACATAAAGTAAGTTATCAATATAAGGTATGTCATTTAGTCTATATTTTAAAAGTGTATATTTGTTGTGTTATTAGTTTTGTGCATCACATCCAAGCATTTAATTGAGCTTGTTTGCATGTGATATTTACCCATATTCAATCATTATTCTTTACACTTCTATATATATATTATTATTATTTGTTTCATAATATATCTTTTAAAGCTATAAAATATATCAAGGTATACATTAACCTACATAAGTATTAATCTAATGTTTTATACTATGTTATGTAAGTGTTATAATGAT